GTTAGAACAGAATAACACTTATTTGATGTCTGAAAATAGGACGTTGAAGCAGCCTAAGCAAGAGGCTCCGAGTCTCCCAGATTGGGCTAATGTGGATGGTGAAGATCTTTTAACGAAGAATCAGACTATGAGCGTTGCCGAGAAGGTAGCTGCTGAGGCTGTTAAGAAAGCGTTAAAGGAGCAAGAGTATTCGCAGGCTCCAAAGCTTATTGAAGAGCAATACAGTGATTATTCTCAAGTTGTAACTCCTGAAAACGTTGAAAGGCTAAAACAAACTAACCCACGTTTGGCAGCGAGTTTAGGGGGTCTTGAAGATCCCTATGCACAAGGGGCTTTGGCTTATACCTACATTAAATCCAGTGGGATTTATAAGGGTGAAAGTGATGTTTCGACTAGGCAGAAGGCGCTTGCGAATATGCAGAAGCCGATGCCAGCTCAAGCAGCAAAGTCAAGTAATGCGTTAGAGAATGCTAACGCATACGCCAACGGTCTAACTCCAGACCTGAAGCAAAAACTCTGGTCGGAGATGCAGGCTGCCATCAGAAAGGGTTGATAACTTTCTGAGGTAATTAAAATGACCACAACAACAGGCGTTCTGCCAGCCCCAGTGCAGCAGAGTTTTGATTATAAGCTCTTGTCTGTGCCCACACCTAATTTTATTCATAAAATTCCTGCAATGCTTAAGAACATGCCTTCAAACGGTGGTACTACCCTCCGCATGAGAAGGTATAACGCTCTTAGCTCTGCAACGGTGCCATTGGGTAATAGTGGGATTCATCCCCCTGCCCAACAACTAACAGCGGTTAATATTGACGCTGACATGGATTTTTACGGTACTTATGTTCTTCTTAACGAGCAAGTCACCCTCCAAAACCAAGATCCAGTATTAAACGAAGCAGCCCGTCGCCTTGGTGTTTCCTTGCGTCAGACAGAGGACGAGTTGAGCAGAAACATGCTCCAGTCTACGGCTTCTTTTGTTAATGCTGTAGGTGGTACAAACGGCGATAATCCTACAGAAATTTCCCGTGCTGACGTGGATGTGATTATCCGCACTTTGGCTGGTGCTGACGCTATGACGATTAGCGACAACATCGAAGGGGAAGACAAGTTTGGTACTGCTCCTGTTAGAGACGCTTACTTTGCTCTTGGTGATACTGATCTTATTGGTGACCTTGAGAACGTAAACGGCTTTATCGCTAAAGCTCAGTATCCTGCTCAGATGAACGTATTGCGTCCTGAGTGGGGATCAGTCTCTAACTTGCGTTTCTTGCTTTCCTCTGCTGGTTCTGTCAGTGTAGGTGCATCAATGAACGCAGCCGACGTTTACAATATCTTTTGTGTTGGTATGGAAGCTTACGCTTGTGTTGAGCAAGATGGTTATTCCGCACAGTTCATTTACAGACCACCTATCTATGATGGGCCTTTGGCTTTAAATGCTTCTGCTGGTTATAAATTTGCCGAAGTACCACGTATCACTAATGATGCTTGGGTTATTAACTTCCGTGTAACCCTATCAGTATAAGGAGAATTTATCATGCCATATGGAGAAGTAATTGAAAGTGGATCTTTCACATCAGACGGTAACGATCATTTTATTCCCTTAAGAGCCGATGTTGACTGGATGGAAGTTGATAACTTTACCCAGCAAGCAACGCAACAAACTCCAGGACGAGGTATTAACTTCAAGTGGATGCGTGGCATGGCCGACGATGTTGGAATGATGATTTCTAAAGAGAACGCTGCCGATACGGTAACGTATGAAAACCTTGCTAGCGGTGGTTTCCTTCGCATTGAAGAGAGCCAAGCGGAGAGCCTAGAGGCTGCACCTGCTAACGCTATTACAGCGATTACGGCTGCTGATCCTGCCGTGGTGAGCCAGACCTCTCACGGGTACCAAACAGGCGACGTTGTACGCCTTACGGGCACCACAGGAATGCTTCAAATCGCTGGAATGGATTTTCATGTTACACGTGTTGACGCTAACAGCTATCAGCTCACATACCTAGATGCTTCTGGGTTTGCTGCTGCTGCTACTGCTGGTGCTAGCCGTCGTTATCTTTATGAAAACCCATTTAACCCACGTAAGAAGTTCATCAACTCTATTTCACAGGCTGCTAGTGCTGTGATTGAGTTGACATCTCTTCATGGTTATGCGGTTGGTGAAGTTGTAAGCTTTAGAGTTCCAAGTGCCTTTGGAATGGTAGAAATTGATGGTCTTGAAGGTGAGATCACAGCGGTGGCTACTAACACGATCACAGTTGATATCAATTCTACAGCATTTACAGCTTTTGCATTCCCTGCGTCTGGAAGCGTTCCATTCACTCAAGCACACGTTGTGCCTGTAGGTGATGCTGGTAATGTTCTTTCTGGTGCTATTGATAACTCAGCTAGACTTGTAATGCGTCTTGCTGCTGGTGTTGACTCCCCTGCTGGAAGCAATAACGATGTTATCTACTGGAAGGCTGGTAAGTCAGCCCTGCATACTGCAGAATAATCTTGTGAGGGAGGGGGTTATACCCCTTCCTCTTGTATTTAAAGGAGCGTACAAATGGCTAAACCTAAGAAAGTTACAAATGAAGAAGTAAAGAAGGCATCTGATGATGCTACAGAAGTTAAGGCAGCCCCTTCCGAGGATTTCCAGAAAGATCTAGTTGCTCAGATGGCTAAATTTGAGGAGCGTATGAATCTTTTGCAGGAAGAGAATCGCCTTCTTAATGAGCAAGTTCAACTGCAAAGTCAGAAGGGTAAAGACCCTCTTGCATATGCTAAGGGTGAGCAGTCTAAGCCTGTGGAAGCCCCGAATGTATTGCCGTCTTTCAGTGAAAAGCTTTTAAGAGCTATGGAAGAAGACGACAAGATCGTTGAGGGCAAGTTTGAATTTAAAGAGATCACACGGCCTAAAGAGGCTAAGGATTCAACCGTAACATTTGTTTACCGTAAATATCCTGGCAAACCTGTCCAAACTTATACATTACAACACAATCACGTCTATCAGTTGCCATTGGGTGTCGCTAAGCACATTAACGGTGCTTTAGGTGGTTGTAAGTATGCCATTCATAAGCATGTGATGGACGAGAAAACGGGCGAGCAGCGTATTGATAGTGGGCAAGAAGTACATAGGATGGGTTTCCATAGTACACAACTAATTTAAGCAGGGGGCGGTAGATGACTACCTTAGCAAGAATCCGCACGAAGGTGAGAAGGTTAACATCTTCGCCTAGCCAGAATCAGCTTTTAGATTCAGATCTAGATAATGCGATTAATGATTTCTACACTTTGGACTTGCCAGGGCACATCCGCACTCAGAATCTTAAAGACGTGTATACTTTTTATACTCAACCTAATGTAGACGTTTACGACTTCCCGAAGGATACTTATTCTAGTGTTATGCAGCCATTATTGATAGCAGGCTATCAAAGTGACTGGTATCAGAGCCGAGAGCAGTTCTTTCGTCGTTATCCTATTCGTGATTATGACGAGAATATTGCTACTGGTGACGGTACAGCAGGGGCGTATACAGGAACGATTACAAATGTCCCGATTCTCCGACAAGGGCCACCTAACGGGACTAGCAGTCCTCAATCAAGGGTGCTAATCAGTGCAGTTGACAATACTGGTGTTGCGGTAACGGCTACTGATACGTCTGTAGCTGGAGATGTCGGGACTTTAACAGGAACAGGCGTTGCGTCGGGCACGGTCAATTATTTGACGGGGGCGGTTTCTATCACCTTCACGAATAATATACCTACGGGCAATGTAATAAATTCTCAGTCTGTGAGTTATGTAGCTAACCGTCCCCAAGCGTGCCTTTTTTATAATGACCAGCTTACTTTGCGACCTGTTCCAGATAAGGCATATAAAGTCGAATTAGACGCTTATATTCTTCCTACGGCTTTGCTTGCTACTGGTGATATTCCAGAAGTTGCTCAGTGGTGGGAGTATATTGCTTTTGGGGCAGCTAAGAAGATCTTCGAGGAAAGGCAAGATATGGAAGGTATAGCAAGTATCATGCCAACATTCCAAGAAAAAGAAACCATAGCGTTGCGTCGCACTCTTATACAGAATACAGGAAAGAGGTCGGCAACAATTTATAGCGATAATGGGCAATATCCTTATGCTGATTATCGTGGAATTTATTAGAGGTAGGCGATGACGTATAATAATGCAATTCCGCAGCCAACGGACTTAATATCAGTTAGTCAGGGCGATTTGCTGACGAACTTTTCTCAACTATATACGGTGTTAGCCCAAGATCATATTGAGCTTGATGACGGTACAGTTGCGAATAGAGGAAAACACAAGCAAGTAACACTTCCTGAGCTTGGTGCAGGGCCAGCAACAGCAGCTAGTGAAATGGCGATCTATACTAAAGATGTTGGTGGAACTACTAGGCTTTTTTATCGTCCTCCTAGTAGTGGTACAGAAGTGCAAATGACAGGGCCGTTGACTCAGGCGACTAATGGAACTTGCCTTATCGTGGGCGGTGTAAAGTTAGTCTGGGGTAAGGGAACGGTTCCGAGTGGTGGCAATAATGTTGCAGTAACCTTTGTTTCGGCTTTTAGTGCAGCTCCTTGGTCTATTGTAACGAATGAGTGGGCACAGACTCAGACGGGTGCAACAGCCCGTTCTTCAGGGCCAGAGAATGCCACAGTAACGGCTTCGGGCTTTACTTATCGTGTATGGGGTGGGATTGTACCTGCCAATGTACCTTTTGGATATTTTGCAGTAGGGCCAGTATAATGAGCTTAAATCCAGTTATAATTAATGATTTCCAGGCAGGTTTGCATAAGGATAAGGAGAGCTTTCTTCTTATGAACGATGCTTTTCCTCAGATGGAAAACATCTATAACTGGAGAGGTCGTCTAAAGCGTAGGGAAGGATTTACCAAGTTAGGTACTAGTGGCAGGCTTCGAAGAGAGCTAACTGCTGCTGTGACTGGTACTATTGATATGAGTTCTACGCCTACGGCTACATATAATATCTTTACAGCTTTAGGCGTTGCTGCTACAGAGCCAGATGCAAACGTTGAGTTAGGTAACTTGACTAACATCACTGTAGTTATTCAAGGGAGTGTTTCCAATGCGACGCTTACTATTACGACTGGTACACAGAATTTTACAATTACCGCTGCTGGATCTCCTAACGTTTCTGCTGCCACTATTGATTACTCTACTGGCGATATCACTGTTACTCATTCAGTCAACGACCTCGCTGCAGCAAACGTTACCCTCACCCTTGCATACTATCCTTCTTTACCTGTCATGGGTATCTTCACCCGAAATATAGCAGCTATCAATGCAGAAGATACTATCGCTTTTGATACTAAATACTCCTATATCTTCAATAATGGTTCTGACGACTGGAACGAGTGGATAGCAGGTACAACCTGGAGCGGTAATAACAGTAATTTCTTTATGAGTACGAATTACTGGCAGAGCGTTACAAATATAGATCTTTTCTGGGTTACAAATTTTAGTGGAACGGCAGGTGATCCCATACGTTATACAGATGGAATCAACTGGACAAACTTTCTTCCAGTAATAAACGGAACGAACGAGATGCACCAATGCCGTTTCATGCTTCCATATAAGGGCCGTCTGCTGGCGTTTAACACTTATGAAGGTGGAACGTTAGCTACTAGTGTGCATTATCCTCAGAGGCTCCGATATAGCCAGAATGGCGACCCTACAGACCAAGTAAACGGATGGTTAGATGACACTCCAGGAAGAGGCGGTTTTATTGATTGTCCTACGAATGAGCATATTTTGGCTTTTGGTTTCATTCGTGACCAGCTTATTATAGGCATGGAACGCTCTCTTTGGGCAATACGTTATACTGG